TCTTCTGGTCGCTCGCGGAAGCTGAGCTTCTTCCGTCGAGCGGGGAGGTCTTGCTTGCAGTTGCCAAGCGTGCGGAGGATGACGCCGATGTTCAGCCAGACATGGTATTCACCATCGGCTCGCGTGCAAGAGTGTTTGAGGAACTGGATATCCTCGACATTCTTACACATATCGGCGGGATCGACTCCGGTTACCAAGTAACCAGCGCGCTTAGCAGAGTCAGCGATGTTTTGTCGACGGGGGTTGTCGACGAGGGCGGCAAAGATGCCGAGGTTAGCCAAGTTGTTGACCAATGTAGTGAGGGTGGATCCAGAAAACAGTGTGTGTTCCTGGGTCACATACTTAAACTTGGCTGCACCACGCTTCACCGTGAGGTCTAGCTTGCATTGTTCAATGTTCCGGCGGTGAAACAATGAAAAAGCGCTGCCATCATCAATGCACAGACCAAGTGCGTTGAAGACCTCATCGTGGTGACTGCGGTCAGCAGATTTGATGTCCATGTTGTAAATTGTATGTTCGCCGCGAGGCGTGCGAACATTGATCACCGCGTCGTCCGAAAAATAGACAATATGTACAGGTGCGGTGCTCTCGACGATCCCTTTAAAGACCGTAGGGAGCACCTCAGGAGACGGGGCGGCAACAAACTGGGCGCTGCAACCTTGAACGATGATTGGTTCAATGAAGCACTCCTTCAGGAGTTTTGCCACGAAGCCACCAAGTAAACTGCCAACGACGGTGAAATCGTTGATCATACGTGGGTACTTCCCGGGCTTGGCCCACTCAGCAAGTTTCAGCTTGCCCTTTACAATATTTACAAATGTGGGATGGTCAAGCAGCCCATCCTCACATAGCCTCTCGTACGCTTGGACTCGTATCTTGCGCTTCGGATGCGGCGCGTGGATATAGTCATGAAACTCGTCCCATGCACTCAAGTTGCAACATGATGCGGAAAAGCGATCACGTATGATCTTGATGATGCGACGCATGATGTGATTGTAGCGAAAGTGCCTTCTCTGAGCGGCAATCAGCGCCGCCTCCTCAGCTAAAGTCGCAGCTGTGGTGGCAAAGAGGCGTGTGGCTGCTTTGTTGAAATTCCTATCACAGTCAGCGTAAATGATTCCGCTATGCGGGATGTATGGACCGAAAAATGTGCGGTACACCTTCTCCAGGGCGGGGTTGTACGGCTCAGCAAAAGTAGTCTGTCCTTGAGCCGTAAGTGCGCGCGGCTTCGCAAGGAACCGCTCTGAACGTGTGGTGTCGATATCGACCGTGCACTCGGATGGAACTAGCCGGAATTCACCCACAGTAAGCGTTCCATCTAACTGTGGGTCGAGGCATTTAAACTGCGCATCTTGGCTACTTTCGGGACGGACACCAGACGCATCTCATACTGACGATGCTGCACTATGTTGATGAAGTGCGCGATAGAGTTGTTTGCCAGAGCAATCCTATCAAAAGGGACGTCCACATTCGGGTCACCTTGTGTCAGATGGAACATGCAGTTATCTGCCAGGTGTTGCGTTGGTTGTGCTTGCAACAGTTTCTTCGATAATGAGCGAAGGTACAAACGGCTGACCACCACGTGGCGGCGGTGTGTCAAGCCGTAGTACCCAAGCCACTCAGCAGTCCCTGCATCGAGGTCAGGCGGCAACCGCTCCCAACCAACAAGTGGTGGCGGAAACAGCACTGCTAGCAACCAAAGGAAGAAACGACACAACGATGGCCACCAACCCTGGAAGAGCCAAGTGATGGCGTCAACACCAATCACTCGGACGTTGTCATCCAGTGGTGCACCGTAGATGACCACACCTTCCTCCTCGTAATCAACGGGGGGGGGTGGCTCCGCATCAGGAGCTGGGTCACCAGGTGGGTCATCCGGTGGTTGACTCGAAGAGGCGGCACTACTCTCAGACGAGGAGTCGGAGCCGCCAGGAGGTCGGCGAGCTTGGCGTCGCTGGTTCCGTGAACCTGGTGTGGGTGGAGTGCGACTAAACCGCATGAAATGCTGTTTCTGCCGATTGCGATGCGCGCGCTCATCATTAGACAAGCCATCACCCGCTCCGGTCATGTCATCGTCTTGTGTGACCTCGCCGTGGCTACCGTTCAACTGACAGACTTGAGGATGTGGCGAAGTGTCATCCGTGGTGGTGTGCTCTCCGTGACTACCGTTGAGCATACTCTCACAAATGAAGATGTCATAGCTTGATAACCCTAAGTAAACCAGGTACCCGCCAGATAGAGCGGCGAGGGCTACATGGTACTTGAAAGGAAGATCCAAGTGGAGACTCCTGAGTGGGGCGACCACAAGAGAATGAATGATTAAATAGAAACACAAAGTGGCAAGAGCGAACTCTATCACAAATACAGGGAAGAAGAAGTATGTCAACGCGAACTTAAAAATCCGGTTGGCTGCCTCACAATTAACTCCGAGTATCTCACCATTGTGGTCATCATCCTCTGTGGCCTCACCGTGGGTGCCGTTGAGCTGACTAGACGTGACGATTCCGACGCTGAAAATAGGCACGACCCGACCATCATCGTCGGTTTCGTGGCCGATGATCCGGAAGACAACGATATGCCTATCCGGGTCAAAAGATGGCGATGCGAAAAGCGTACCAATGACTGACACCAAAGCAGCTGTGGCGTCGGCTGAGATGGGTGTCGGCCCGGGTGGTGGCGCGACGGGCGTCGGGCGCGGTGTGCGGCGGAAGAAATCTCGCACAGGGCGACGGCTCATGTCGTCATCAACGGTGCACTCCCCATGAGTACCGTTGAGTTGTGAACCAGTCACCGGGGCACGGCGCGTAGCGCTACCTCTACGTGCGGTGCGGCGCCCTTTGCGCTTACTAATGTTGTTGCGGACCAACTGCTCGATCGGTTGAGTATCGACAACTCCACCAACATACAGTGTTCCGCAACGTGTGCTTGCAGAGTTCCAGTACCACATTCCTTGGAACATCCACTCATAATCCACAAGCACGGTGATGTCGCTGACATACGCGACATACACCCGCTGAGGCAGGAACGTCTCCAAGAGGACATGCTCGGCAATCTGCCGATGCTTGTCGTCCAGATGGATTGGCGGAGTCTTAGGGATGCGTCGATTAACAACATGCAATGACACTGGCGTGCCATGTTTGAAGACACAAAGAACCCTATAGCGTCCGCGGACGTTAGAAGCCAGACCTAACGTGTACCCCAGTGCTTGCAGGCGGTCACGCAGGGAGTAGCGGTAGTGGGCACGATCTTTACCGATCAGGCGGACCCGCAACTTGGCAGGGTAGCCGAGGTACAGCTGCACAAGGGTGGAGATGTCAGCCTCCTTCACCTTGCTCTTGAAAAAGTTGTCCCGATCGGTGCGCGTATAACCATGCTCCTGTCTGAACTTCTTGGCAGCCCAGGCGAGGTATTCCTCATGCACACGAGCGAGACGCTCCTCAGCGTTCTCCTTGGTGCGTCCACCGCCTCCGGCTCCATGGTCATGCCCCTCCTCCTCATCATCACCTGCATCGTAGTCATCGTATGCGTGTTGATCTGGGGCAGACTCCTGCCTACTTGAGTACTCAGAGAAAGCTGATTCGCTATACTCATCCTCGTCAGCGTACTGGTCACCCTGTGACTCGGTCTGCTCCTCTGGGTCGAGGTCGTACTCACTGAGCACATTGTTATAATGTGCGTTCGCTGCTGCCAACTCTTCCAACGGGGCACCCTTAGCGTCGAAATAGCCGGTGTTGACCTTTTCGACGTCCCGTAGAGAAAAATCAAGTAAATCCTCAACAGAATCAAAAGCGCGCACGCGACGTTGGTTACGTTCAGGATAATATTGTAGAGCAGCCATCTTTTTCTTTCACGATAAAGTGTACCAACAAGAATGCTGGACCCTGTATTTCGCAACATAAGTTGGAAAGAGCTACTACGTGGTGCGGTAGTAGTCGCACGACCCCACTTAAGCGGGAAGTGGGGTGTATGGAACGCCACCTCCAGGGAGTCCGGACACCTGGGGGTTAGCGAGGCTCACTCGGATGTAAGACATTGTCATCGTCGTGATGGCGCTGTACGAGAAGGAAATCCAGTTATCATTCGGCACGGCGGTCGCATCAACCACCAGGCCTTTGATGAACCAAGACTCAACAGTACCGTTCTGAACGCCGTTGTTGGAGGCATTGACCCCTGCATCGGACATGGTGCACCCCCAGGATGCAGTGCTGGCGGATTGATTAATCGACAGCAGACCAAGTCCGGTGCCTACGCAGACAAACTCAACTAGCACCGTACCAGTGAAATTGTCTGGGAAAATGTATTTCGTTACAGCCCCGGTGTTGACAATGCGACCACCTATGGAGTTGTTTGGCTGAGCGAGAACTGTCGTCCCTAGAAGAGCGACGTTGGTGCAACCGACGGTGGGAACAGACGAGGAATGCCAATCGGTATTGATCGACAAACCTGCGCCGTCGAAGAAGAGTGGTTTGCGCAAGATGACTTCATAGTCAACCCAGAGCAGACCGAGTTGCGTGCCAACGGCGTACTGTGTTGGGACACCATACAGGCCGAGCTGGAAAGTAGCGATGTCATATGTCTTGACATCCTGACCCGCAGGGACTGCACCACCGCGTACAAACTTAGCGGGGGACGACTTGTTTGGCGCACATTCAATGCCCAAGACGATGGTGTTGGCAATGGTGCCACGGACAGAGTTGCCTGACTCGATAGCGGCGGTGAACGAATCAAACTTCGCAGCCCCTGCGTTTGAGTTGGTAGATAAAACAATGGATCCGAGGGAGCCAACTGGCGAAACCGACAAAGCGGAAACGACAGGCTCATACGTGAAGATACACTGCACCATCTCGTATTCCTGGTAATTCGGGGCAATTTGACTGCCCCACGGGAACACGGATGCCAACCCGGGGTTGATGCTAAAGATGCTGTTCGACCAATCCGCACTGCCGGTAGCGGAGATCTGTGTCACGAACTCACGCTTGCGGAAACGGATCATGCCGTTCTCGTCAATTGTGGAACTCATGTGAGGATGGTTGTTAGTGCCGCCAGCTATAGTGGCACTCGCGTTGACAGAGTCGACAGACGAAGAGCCGGGGGTGTACAAACCGCGGCCTACCATGTACGATCCACGACCTTGGATTTTTCTAGCCACGAGCTGGTCGACTCGCTTGCCAAGCGCAGCACCAAGTGGACCAGACAGACTACCTGCTGTCTGGGCAATCCGCATGTTGCGGAACACTTTAGCGATGGCTTTGCGATTCTTAGGCTTCGTGACGGCTTTTGTAATTTTCTTAAGGGTGGACATGATTGTTATAAGGGTAAGTGGGCAAAGTATTTACAGACCCATGTATGTTTTGAAGTATTTACAAGTGAACATATGCACAAGGGGGAATGACCACTCCTGTCAGGATAGCCAAACTGTTTGGGGGACAGCCTATGTAAACGTCAGTTTCCAATTGACGAAGAACACGCAACCCGAAAAGTCACGACAAGGAAATAAGCCGTGCGAAAAACCCAG